ACCGAAGGACCTTCGGCGTCGCATCGGAATCGAGTTCGAGAAACACGTCGCAGAGACTTTGGTCATTCGCCACAAGTCCAAGATCGATGAGAAGCGCGATCTCTTTTCTCTCAGGACGGAGTTCTTCGGCTGGGGCGAGACTCTCATCGGCCTATTAGGCTCCGCAAAGATCGAGCAGTGGGCTTTCGATAGGGTTGTGGACGCCGTCGTCGAGAGACACAATGCCAAAATTTCCCAGTCGGAAAAAGAGTTGGCCGCGCAGAAGAAGAAAAAGCACATCGATGAGAAGCCGATCAGTATGAAAGAACTACGAGAGACCATGAAGGAAATCGCCGGGCCCGAGAGGATCACCCTTGGGCAGGCATTAGGAGCATAGCCATGAGCGCAACCGAGATACTTGATGGACACATCGACCCAGCTTCTCTGACAACTCAGCGACCTGACAGCAGAGACAGAGCTTGTCCGACGTGTCCTTCAAATATCTTGATGGCTCAGGGCTGGAAGCAACGCTCCAATTCGGATGCGTGGGTCAAGAAGAATGGGGAGCCGGTGTTCTTTGCGGACATCGTGAACATCCACCCCCCCACGGAGAGATGGGTAAAAGAGAAGATGACGGGGCAGGTATCGATCATGGATAGGATCGAAATGGTCTCATTGGATGATTTCTCCATGTCATGAGAGTGGACCGCCCAAAGCTGAACCGGATATTTTTCTACCGGGGAGACAGACTCCCCCGGGGATTTCGTGAGCTTAAGCGCCTATCAAAGATCGTGTCTCCGCCTCCGTGGCCGAGCGTAAAAGAGCCTGCCGTAGCGATAGACGGCCCGACGTGCGAGGACATGGGGATCAAGGTTCTGGTCAGACAAATATAGGGGCATGGGCGATATCAATGACATCAAGCGCAAGGTTCGCAGTCTCCTCGCCGTGGCCGCCCCAGGCTCCGGTGCCACCGATGCCGAGAGGGATACTGCGCGGCGAATGGCCGATAAGCTCATGGCCGATAACGGGTTTTCTGAGAAAGACGTGGGTCTGCGTTCGGGAGTCATTCTTCCCGGGATGGAGCCGCAAGACCTCCACCCATTTCCATTCTCTTTCGGGGGAGTCCGTGCCGACGAGAACGTGCCCCTTACTTCATCAACGAGCGACTCTGACACCTTTATTTGGATCGGGAACGTGAGGCTCAGGATATGAAAAATCTAGGACTCAGCGAGAAGGACCGTCGGTTTGTCGTCAGGGCAATAGCTCAATGGCTCCGCAACGAGTCCAGAAAGGAGCTTTCCTATTTGCAGGGCCCGGCATACACCGCAATTGGCCACGAAGAATCGATCCGGTGGGCGCAATATAAGATCAACGCGAACGTGGACCCGGAGATTCGGGACAGACTGCTTCTGATCGTCTGCCCCTCGATGCCAGGTATGTTGCATATCGCTTTCAAGGACAGCCGGACATTCTTTCATGAATGTGGGTGTCATACTTGAAAAAGAAAATCGCAAAACCAAGGGGACTTATCCTGCCAAGAGTGTCGTCAGCGGCATTTAAGGTCCCCTGGCGCATTGAACAGCCGGACGATGACGACGAACAGGAGGAGTAAATGAAAAAAATGCTGACGTTGCTGGCAGTCATCTTCATGGCCAAGGCTTCGGCCCAGGCCACTCCGTACTTTCGCCTTATGGACGTTCACCACGTCCAAACGGATGCGATCACGCTGTTCGCGGTGAATGACAGCAGGTTTGTCGGGGCCGTGACCGACGTGGCCCTCATCACGCACGTCAACGCCGACGGCAGTCTCATCCCACAAAAGCTCCAGGACATCGGTCTCATTCCTGAACCTTGGGTTCCTCTCCAGGTCGGTCTCGGAGGGGACATCCACACGAACGCCCTGATCCACATGGGGTCTTCCGTGAACGTGAGTGCGTTTGTAGCAGGATCGGCAATTAAGATTTGCGGGGGGATCAAGAATCCGACTGCGAAGGCTATCGCCGACTTCATGACCACCGGGCTCGATCTAGGACAAGAATATGGGGTCGTCGGGTTCTCCGCTGGAATCGGAGTGGCCGGGAATATTGTGAACAACGGCCACTTCCAGAGCGCCAAGGCCATGTTCCCTGGACAAGGGATCGGGGAGATTCTCAAGAACGCTTCCACTTATTCTTTGGGTCTGGCCTGGAAGCTCTAAGGTGATCGACGGCGGCGCTGTCGCAAAGGAGATTTGGCTCGGGGCCCAATTCAAGAAAAGGCCCTGGAATCCGCCGAGTTCCTCTGATCCTGGGGCGGTCCATAAGTACGTCCTGCGGGAAACGATAGCGTCCGCCGTCAATCATTTCGGCACCAAATCTCAGTTCGTCAAGGCTATGTCGCCTCTCGACGCCTACGACAGCGACGAAACTGCTCGGAATTTCGTTCAGGGAGTCATCAGAAAATTCGACGAGATCACCGCGCTAAAAGAAAAGATCATACTCGCTGGTCATGGCTGGTTGAATGAGAGGGTCTCCAAATGAGCGATGAGGAAAAGTCTCCGTGCGAGACCGATTACCAAGTCGGCGCGGACATTCTGGTTGATGTCTTCGAGGGTCCGCTTAAGAAACAGCTTTTGCAATTCGAGTTCAAGGACGCGCAGGTGATTCTCAAGATCGCAAAGTACGAGATCGTGTTCCTAGTGGACAAGAAAAACACCAGCCCGGAGACGGTGAAGTTTCTTGAGACGAATAAAGACGCGAATCTGCTGATCCAGGTGAGTGATGTCCGAGATGTCTGAACTGGTAGAGAGGATGATCCTGGGGCGATATCATAAAAGCGTCTGGGGCTACATGCCGTTTCCCCGTAAGATACCAAAAATAGGCAATGTTTCTCTGCCAAATCTCAAAGTGTCTCATTCCGTCTCGTATTCGGCTCTCTGGAGATTCCGGGAGCGCCGGAAGCCTCTGGGGTGGCCGGTAGGGTCTCACGGGACCAGCGATGTCGAGGCGCACGTCGAGATGTTTCTTGGTCCCGGTCTTAAGACCGATCTCGTTGTTTGCCAGGCTTGGACATACGTCCGAGCGCACCAGAATGGATTGCCTAATCTCTCGTCGAGATTTCAGGATGGCGCGAGGGCTTTTCGGGAGTTCTGGTTTCAGGTGAATGAGCGTTTTCGGGTGAACTGCCATGAGTGCGAGTCTCAATGCGCGAATCGTGAAAGACGCTCCGTCGAGAAAGTTGCACAATTAGATGGCATCATATAGACTTAGGGCTGTGGAGAGCAATTTGTCTAGCGGAGTTCTGTTAAAGCCTGTTATATTAGGTTTTAACATAAAAGATAAAGGAGGGTCCAACCCATGCCAATCGTAGCAAAGACGCCCGTCGCCGCCGTGTTCGGATACGAGGTTGCCGACGACATCAACAAGAACAAGTCCCTGCTCAAGCAATGCACCGAGGCTCTCGTTCAGAACGGTGTCCCCGTGGTTCTCCCCCCGTCGTTCTCGAACCCAAACGTGGGATTGGACAAATCCGGCACTCCGTATGATGCTGAAATCCAATGGATTCGCAACATCCAGAGCGCCATCACCAACGGGACCCATGCGAAACTCGTCCTACTTGGAGCCGCATTGGCGGAGCGCGTGAACCTGACCGCTATCGTGGCTGGACTCCCCGGCCTTGCCATCTCGGTGAAAATCGAGGCTGGAACCACCAGCGGAGCTAAAATCACCATCACCGACGGAGTGACACCGGAGGTCTACGACAACACCGTGGCCACCGCCGCCGCGTTCGTGACGGCGATCCAGGGAGTCAGCTTGCTCGTAACCGCTACGAAGCTCTCCGATGGCGGGATGGAAGTGCTATCTGTGACGAATCTGGTCCCAGGAGCCGCCTGGACCGCCCCCGTGTTTGCGAGGGGCGAGAACGACGGTCAGAGCATCTTCATCGCCAAGTGGGCGAAGGCTCTGTTCGACGGTTTACGGGACGCTGGGTATATCGCCTAGTTCGGGGAGCCAATGCCCCGGAGACTCTCGGGGGAGGAGGCGAAGAAGTTTGCCGCTTCGCTTGACGACTTCATAGATACGAACGTCGTCGGGCAGATGGAAGCGGTGCCGCCTCCTCTCATCGGCAAGACGGGCAAGCCGCTTAGGGCCCAGAACGCGCATTTACTGAACGTAAAGGCGCAGGCGGCCCAAAAGCACTTCGCGCCGAAGAAGACGCTCAACGGAGACGTGGTCGCCGCGAGCGCCGCTTTAGTCTTGCCGTCGGCTTGGGCTTATCAGTACCGGAAGCTCAAGGGAGAGCCGCTGGTCTTCATGCCGAAGGACATCTCACCCAGGAATCTTCATCGGGTGAGACCTTTTCTCGAAAAGCCCTTGAACGACGATTCTCAAGAGAAGGGCTATCGCAAGGCCCGCCAGATCGGGCTATCCGAAAACAGCGTCACGGAAATATTCTGGTTCACCGACCGGAATCCACACACCAAGGCGTTCTACACGTTCCCGACCAATCAGCAGATGCAGGACTTCTCAAATACGAGAATATCCGAGGCGATCCAAGAGAGCGATTACCTTAGAAGCATCATGGGCGACGTGAAGAACGTGAACCTCAAGAAGATCGGCTCCAGCTTCTTGTTTTTGAGAGGCGCTCAGGCCGAGCGACTTGGAGAAGGCGTTGACGCTGATGTCGCATTCTTCGACGAGATCGACAGGATGCCGCCCCGCGTAAAGGTGGCCTTCAAGGAGTCGCTCCAATCCTCACAATGGGGCTGGGTGCGGGAAATATCGACGCCGACGGTGCCAAACTTTGGCATCGACGAGGGCTGGAACAAGTCGAAGCAATGGTTCTGGTTCATCAAATGCTCACGGTGCGGGACCCGGCAGACTCTTGAGTGGCTACCGGATGATAACTTCTCGGGCCGGGTCTCAGTCGCGGAGCGCGAGGGGACCCACGTCTATGTGTGCCGCCATTGCGAGGGAGAGCTTACCCTTGAGGATCGGTTCCGGGGGGAGTGGGTTGCGCGGTGGCCCAAGCGCGATCCCAGCTATTACCAGTTCACTCAGATGATGGCTCCCTGGATTAGCGCCCAGAGGCTCTGGGAAAAGCAGGAAGAATATCCGTTCAAACAGCTTTTCTACAACTACTGTCTCGGCGTTCCTTATCTGGGCGACAACATCCTCGTCACAGAGGAGCATATTCTTTCCTGCCGGGGGACCGCATCGCGGGTCGATTGGCAGGGCCCCCGCGTTCTCGGTATCGACTGGGGAGACAAATCCTGGATCGTCTGCCTCCAATGGATCAACAGTGGGAAAGTTGGTCTCGTCCATCTGGAGAGAATCCTGTCTTCTGATGTTGGCGAGATCGTGAATCAGGTCCAGGCTGTTAAGCACAAACTCCGCCCCGACCTCATGGTCAACGACGCTGGGTACGGGAAAGATCGAAACACAATTTTGCTTAAGCTGAATCCCGACCGGGTTTACTCCTGTTTCTATCCTACCAGCGAGAAGGGTTCCAAAATATTCGAGCCCCAATGGCAGGACGAACAGCATAAAGTCTCAGTTGATAGAACGACTAGCCTCAAGTTGTCCCTGGGGCTTTTCAAGGCCAAGCAGGTCATCATCGCCCGCGAGGTCGATCTCAACGAACTCAAGACCTTCTGCAAGCATCTCACCAATCTCGTTTCCGTTAAGGACTACGACGAGAAGACTGGTGAGATTGAGGAATGGATCGCCTCCACGGGACAGGATCACTATGGACACGCATGGAATTACGCTTGCACCGCTCTCGGGAAGCTTGCAAAAATCCCTAAGAGCGAGTGCTGGGACTGGCATAAGGACCTCGCAACCGCAAAGCGCGAAGGGACTCTCCAGAAAGAAGCTCAGACGAACGCGACCCCCGCTGTTCCTGGCTTCATGCCTATTAAGGAACTAATCGAGGCCACGGGTGGCATGGGGAACGTAATGCCATCCAAAACCAATTGCTATGCCCTTAAATATGGGTACGATCAGGCAGTTTGTCCGCCGTGCGTGTTGCAAAAATCCTGCAAGAAAATCTGCGAAGCCAACGCAGGCCAGGAGCTTTAGATGGACGAGAGAAGAAGGATGGACATGGAGTGGCGCTCCCAGGTGTCGGGAGATATATCAGGGCTTCTTAAGTCTCAAGAGATGCTCATGGCATCTATTGAAAGATACACGAAAAATAGCGAGGAGAGAATGAACAGGATTGAGTCCGCGACGACGGAGAATAAGTCCGTCGTCGTCAGACTCTCCGAGCATCAAGAGCATCTATTCGAGTCCCTGGAAAAGTATGTTTCCCAGCAGGAGCATCGTTTCCTCAAGGTTGAGAAAACGGTTTATGGGGATGGGACTTTAGACCCAGATGGAGTGGGCCTAGTGGAAGTTGTCCGAAACGTGTCCGATAGGCTTTCAGCCCGGTGGACAGCCACGGTCGCCGCGACTACATTCGTCGCCACGACCCTGGCCAGCACGGTGATCCCCTATTTCATTACATTTTTAGCCTCGGTATTCCATCGATGACAAAGGACTCAAACAACGAAAAAAGAACCGTCGATGGGCACACATACGATGCCGATTTTGTCCACACCACCGTCGGCGGCCATCTGGTCCATGATGGATTATTGAGACCTGATAGGCGAGCCGTGAACACAAACTGGGCCGAAAGGGCCGACAACAAAGGAGACGCGGATATGCCAGGCAAAGTTGACGAAGCGAAGTGGGATGAGGCTAAGGCGAAGGCCAAGAAGCAGTACCCGGACCTGAGCGAGGATAACCCCCGCCTCTGGAAGATCATCTCTACGATCTATAAGACGATGGGCGGGAAGTTCCATTCCAAGCTCAAAAAATCTCTCGACCTCATGGAGAACATCTGCAAGGTGACTCCAACCTTCATCTCCAACCCAAGGCTATGGGTCCGTGCCCTGGAGAAGTCCGGGGGGAGCCTGGAGAAGCCCGAACCAGCCCTTAAGAATCTGGGCCTGGTCGTTCGGTGCTACGCAGAGATGGGCGGGACACTCCAAAAGTCCAGCATGCTGGACAACAAGCCGAGCATGCAGGACATGGCGGCGGCGAGCATTGCCTCTCAATTCGAGAAGGCTGGCCCCGGCTCTGCGGCGGCTGTCCATAAATATGAGTCCAGAATTCAGAAGCCAGGTGGCGGCTGGAAGTATTCTTATGCCGGAGGCGGCCAGGATAAGCCTCACGGACGACCGCCGGACGCTACGGGGGCCGGATACAAGAAAATCCCCAAGAAGCCTGGCCAGCCCGGTGTGGTCCCGGAGGGATACGCGACATCGAAGCTTAGGCGCGACATCGAGACCCTGGAGAAAAAGCCCGAAGCAGAGCGCAGAGCCGCGCTCCAGAACGTGTCCTACGAGAACATTAGCGCCATGCTGGGACACGTTCCCTCGGGCTCCTCGTTCGGGAAACAGTTGCGCCAAGAGGCCGACAGCCGTAAGACGGAAGCGGGCAGAAAGAAGCCCGTCCAGAAATCCCAAAGTGGCGAAGCCGTGGACTTTGAGTCTTTCAGGACCCAGTATTTGCCCGACGTGGAAAAATCCCTCGCGGCTGAGACTCCCGGGTTGGATCATGAGACTCTCCAGCAGAGAGCAGAGGCGACGCTGAGACAGATGTATCGGTATTGCTAGGGAATGGTGAATGCCTGCTCCAACTGTTAAAAGCCGCGTCGTTTACAGATTCTCCGACCAGGACATCTTAGCCCGGGTCGCGGAGAGTTTGAGCGATGGGAGCATGGCATTCAAGGTCGATCTCGTATCGGCCACATTCCCCCCGATTGAGATTGGGAATGTTGGGATTCTTGATCTCACGAATACCCAGATCAACCCGGCGACCGAAGGGACTCTCCAGGCCATTCTCGCGGCCCTAGGGGGAGATGGCGGCGGGGATGTCCATGAGCCGCATCAAAGTCTGTCCCCCGTGGCTCAGGGGTCAACCGACACGCATTCCCATACCGTGGCGGCTGGGAAATCCCTCATCCTGGAGCAGTTGGTGTTTGGAGCGCAAGGATACGTTCAAGCGGAGTTGTGGGTGGGCCCCGCAGGATCAGAGGTCTATAAAGGAACCTTCTTCAACACCCCCTCGAATTTAACGAAGTCTATCCCCTTCGAGAGACCTATCCCGGCTTCGGCTGGCTGGAAGGTTCTGGTAAAGAAGACGAATATCGACCCCGACGGTAACGCGAGGATTTTATACGACACGATCATCGGGAGAGAAGCATGATCCTCTCCCTTCTCCTGGCCTTCCTGGTTTCTCCGGTCCAAGCCCAGATCAGCAGTCAGCCGGTTCGCGTGACAAACACTCCCCTGCCGGTAATTGTGTCATCGAATACCCTGGACGCCGTCGTTTTATCGATCACGGTTTTGGGGGGCGCGGGGCAGGCTGTTTTTTCTTCAACCGGCTCCGTGAACCAATGTTCAGTAGTTCCATCCTCTGAAACCGCGACCTATGTGTTTGAGATAGTGACCAATGACGCGGATCAATTTAACGTATTCGGTAGCGACCGGACTCTATTCGGCAGGACGAGCCTTCATGCGTTCCGGTACTTTTTGGGATCACATATCGCCCAAGTGACAAGCGCATCCATCGATGGAATTTATAGAATGAGATGCGTGTTCGCAAAATGAAGCAAGGGAGGAGTACGATGAAAAAGATGCTCATAGCAATCGCGCTGATGCTGATGGTTCCGCTCGGCGCAAAAGCCGCAACCAGCGCACTGGCCGTCGATGTCCAGCCCGTGTCTGGGGATGTGGGAATCTCCAGCGGCTCCAACACCATGAAGGTTCTGTCCGATGGGTCAATCAATGTGAATGTCCCCGGATTGTCCGTTACGGGCTCAACCGTTCAGGTCACTGGATTGGGCGGTGGCCCTGTCGCTGTTCAACAGCAGGGTTCCATGACCGTCACTCCTGGGACCGGAACCTGGAATGCTGACGTGAGCATCTCTACCGTTGGCATCCGGGGTAGCCAGGGGAAAATTATCTCCTCGTCCGATACTGCGGCGGGCGGGACGGCTCTCCAGGTCATCAACGTCGGTCGCCCGAATCTGGATGGAAAGTCGATGGTCTACGCCTCCAGCAACTCGATGGTGACTTCCGGCGTCTTGAGTCTTACGGGTCTAGGCAAGAGCATCGACCTCCAGGCATTTTCGGGGGTCTGCACCTTCACCATCAACAGCGGGGCGCAACTTGAGGTCAGTAAGAATACCAGCGAGTCCTACGACTACGATTACACGCTGACGAACCCGAGCGTGACGTTGGTGTCGAAGGATACTCAGGCTATCTGCAAGGTCCGCATCGTCGGAGCGAACTAGGATGCTGAGTCGAACTGGCGGCTGGGCCGTGATACGGAAGGCAATTTTCATATTGCTCCTCCCGCTTTCCGGCGTTGCCCATGCCGCCAGTTCGACCATCAGTCCCGTCGATGGTTCCACGGTTGCTGTGCGGGGGACCGTGTATGTGAATTTGGTCAGCACTTTCTCGAAGACGAATCCCGGATACGTTCAATTCGCATCGACTCCAGCAGTCAGCATACAGCAAGACGGACCCCTAAATGTCACCTACGTCCCCCCGGCGAACAATATTCCGGTCCAGTTGCTATTCAGCCAGACTGGGCTGACTCAGGGGAATCAGGTCGCTTGGACAGATGCCATCGCGTATAAAGTACCGGAGGGCTACAATTTTAGCGGAGCCCTGTTCGATGCTGTTGGCTCGAATAATAGTCTTCTCGTCCGAGCCGTGATTAAGACTCAGTTGGCGGTTTTTAATTCCAGCACTTCGGCGGGGCACTTTTCCACGGGGACGGTTCTGTCCCTCCCGTATTTTGCGACTCAGATTTGGGCCGACGTTTCCTCGGGGACCTTCTCAGTAAACCCGGATATATTGACCATCACCTACACGAATCAGGCAGGCGTCGCTGGTAAGACGACGACGGTAACTATCCCCAAGAATGCGACCGTCGGGTCAGACATCGCTGTCCCACTAGCGACCGGGGATTACGGGGTACTAGCTATCACCGGGGTAACTCACACGGTCACGGAGCAAGGGCAGACGACCTTAAATGGAACATCCGAATTGGTGTATATGTCGTGCCCATCAGGAGGAGTTCCGGTTCTGGTATCACTCCCTCTCAACACCATTGCTGTCCTCACGGGGCAGACGATTTACATGCAGTATAACCTGACGGGCGGAGCGCAGACGCTACGAGAATCTTTAATCGGAATCTTGACACCACACTAAAATGGAAACCTACGAGCTGGATTGGACGACTTTCAAGACCACCGTCATCCCGAGGGGATACGCGATGCGCTGGGCCGCTACGAGGACTGGGTTCGACGTTCTCGCTTTGGATTCGGGGATAATCTGGGTCTCTCGCATATCAGATTCCGCTGAGATTCTGGATTTCACTACGAATTTTCAGTCGAGCATGAACCTGAAAATCGGGACTCAGATTGATTCCGACGGTGCTGTGATGAGCCGCGTCAAGGTCGCTCCCGCTGGCTGGAATTACCAGATGAGGATGGTCCAGTTCACGACTTCTCTCCTAGGGAGTATTGTCAATAATGACGCCGATGGGAACGTATTGACCGACGCCGTCTTGAAGCTTTACAAGGCTGACGGCTCCACCATTACGGACCCCGCCGACCAAAACCTATGCGTCAAGACCGTCATGGATTTGGAACCGCCTCACGACTACTACATCGCCGGTGGGCACTTGAAGATGAATGCGAGTCCAGAGCAGGATGTCTATTGCCACTTCATCGGGGTTCCCGACGTTCCTGCTCAGTACGGTGGGTCAAAAAAGTTCGTACAGAATGTAAACCTTCGCTTCCTGCATCCTCAAATCGGGATAGCGGCGGGGGCACCGCAGGCGGCGAAGTTCCTGGCGTATAGCGCGACCCTGCATACCAACAAGATGCGGGTCCTGTTCACGCACCCGGCGGGTTTCCAAATCGCCCTAGGGACATTTATGGAGATTTACAAGGCTTGACCATGCAACAGATTAGAATAGGGTTCTCTCGACCGACAAGCTGGTTCGCACCATTCAGTTGGATCATCCGTCTTGTCCAATGGACACCCTATTCCCACGTTTACGTCAGCTTCTACTCGTCGAAATACGAGCGACGCCTGGTGTATCAAGCCAGCAGTCTTTTCGTAAATTTCTTCGGTCCTAAAACCTTCGTCAAAAAAGAACTCGTCGTCCGGGAATTCAGCCTATCGATCAGCGACGAGACCTACAAGAAATTCATGCAGTTCGCCATCGACGAGGCCGGAGACCCATACGATATTCTTTCAATCATCGGCATCGGCGTCGTCCTTTTGATGGGCCTCTTTGGGAAGAAGATATCGAATCCGTTTGGTAAGCGAGCCGGTACGTTCTTCTGCTCGAAGCTGGTCGGGGACATTTTGATTGAGATAATTGGAGCGCACATCGCCGGTGACATCAACACGATGCTTCCGAAGGATATTTACAATTATCTCGATTCGGCGCAGAGGGAGTCATAGGAGATCGCTATGGAAAAATCTTTGACGATGGAAGACGTGAAAGAGCGCCTCGACCACCTTGAGGCCCTCACCCGCCAAGCAGAGGGCGATCCCGACCGGGTCACCCAATACTGGGACGAGCTTTCCCATCTCAGGCAAGTTTACGACCGCATGATTATGGATTCTCAGGGACGAGGAATCCAGATGATGCAGGATATCATGGACAAAAGTCCCGAGACTAGGGAGAATTATGTGGCCGGTGTCCCCGTGGCCAGCGGGACGAAGGTAGAGGATGAATCGGGTGCGGACGAGGGCGGAGCGCATTCCGAGCCAGAGGGTAGCGAGGCTCCGACCCCGGGCTTACCCCCGAACATAAACTTGACAATCGTCGTGAACAATCACGAAGACGAGGAGGATGAATCGATGAAATCAAATGCTCTTGACGCTCGCGCCGCTGAACTGGCGAAATCCGGTCTTCGTGGCGATGTTCGCATTCCGCTAAATCTCCAGAGAGAGATCATGAAATCCTGCAAAGAAAAGAAGTCCAGCGTGGACGCCGTTGACCAGGGGAAAATCCGGGAGATGAACCGAAAACTCAAGGACAATGGAGAGGAGGAGGACGAGGACGAGGAAAAGCCGGAGGCGAAGCAACCGGAAGAAAAGAAGGCCCAGAAATCAATGCACCGGGATTCTCCGATCTATCGCTCTGAGTCCAACACCCTGGAGAAGTCCCGTCTAAAGAAGATTGCGGCTCGCCGAACGGTTCTCTCCGACCTGGGCGCTTGGTCTCGTAAGGTTGCCCTTAGCGGCAAGACGAGTTTTGATGTCATCGCCAAGGCGATGAAAATGACGCTCGAAAAAGGCGGCATGGGCGCTCTCGCCGTGGGAAGCGGGACCATCGTGGCCGGGATGCCGGAAAAGAAAATCCACAAGATGTCCGCGAAAGAAGCCTACTCCAAGATCGTTCACCTGAACTGTGAGATCGCATGTTGCGAGGAGAAGATGCTCGACGCGAATGATCCAGAGACATCGGTGGAACTACACCGCAAGCTCCGCGATCTCAATGAGGAACTCGCCGAGGTGACGATGGCGTCTGAGGGCCTTGGTCTCAAGACCGAAGACATGTCCCGAGATCAGGCTGATCCGCGTTTCAAGAATCAAGACTATGGGTTCCACACCCCGGCCCATACGGACAAGTCTCAAAAGTCTCAAGACCTGTCCAAGGCAATCTCTGGTCACAAGACCGGCCAGGTCGGAAAGATCAAATACGCCCTGACCTACTGGGGCGAGGGTGGTCTCAGCCCAAAGATCGAAGTCGTGAAATTCCCTAGCACGGATAAGGCGGTGTCTCATCGTCTTGCGACAAAAATCCCGCCCCTTCCGAAGATGCAGGAGCATGTGATCGCTCTGGGAGGTGATGAAAATGCTCCTATCTCCAAGAAGCATGCGACTTCCTCTAAGGGGAAGCATGCCCACGAAAGGACCAGGGATGGGAAGATTCAGAAGGACGCCCCCGGGGAAGGAAAGCAGATGGGACATATCAAGCATGTGGTCTCCCACGGAAACAATGGAGTTGGCGGCGGAGTGGGCGGCGGAAAGACGGGGAATCGGGGAAAGAAATAACGTGAAGCATTTTATCAAGAGCGACATCGTCTCTGTCGGTGCCGGGGTTGAGTATGTGATCGGCGCTGACAAAGAGAACTCTAAAAAAGAGACCGAGGATTTTATTGCTGGGTCTCACGGAGGTATGGCCGACCCGTTCATGTTGAGCAAGGCTCGGCCAATCGTGCGTCACGCTTATTTCCGTGGGACGCCGGTCGATGTCGAGCTTGATGTGGGGATGGAAGCGGAGGGGGTTGATCCCGATGGTGTGCCCTGGCATGTGACCTATAAGTATCCATACGGGGAAATCCCCCAGACCGAAGGCGAGGATAAGGACCCGGTTGACGTTTATCTGGGGCCCTGCCCGGATTCTAATTTGGTCTTCGTGGTCCACCAAGTCACGAAGGAAGGAAAGTTCGACGAGGACAAGGTCTTTTTGGGGTTCGATAACGCCATCGAAGCGACTCGGTGTTACTTCGAGCATGGACCGAAGTGGGGCTTCGGAAGCCTCGACACGATGCTGTACGATCAGTTCCTAAGAGGATACCTGGCGTCTAATAGGCCCCAGGGATTCAAACAACCAGAGGTGGGCCTCCATGTCCGATAGAAAAAGTTTCTCAGAAGGGGACTTAAACGCATCCGATGCTCTCCCTGTCGCCGGGAAAAAAGAGCTTGAGCGCATGAGGAACATCCCCCTTAGCCACACCAATGCGACGATGCTGGATGCCGCCATGCAACTCCAGAAAGGATCGGACGTGAACGGTACCTCTCGTCTCAAAAGCACGTTCATAGACCCGTACAACCTGCTCGACTTTTTGGGCTCCCGGGCGAAGCCGTCTCGCGTCACCTGGCAGATTCTACGCCGCATGGCTCTGTCCTGTAAGCCCGTCTCAGCCGTGATTCAAACCCGTCAGAACCAGATCGCGGCCTTCACGCAGATTCCTAGACGTACCGGAGATATTGGGTTCCGCATAACCACCCGCGTCCCCACGAAGCGACCGACCCCAAGCGATTTTGAAAGGATGAATGAATTGACGGAGTGGTTCCTTAATATGGGCTACGATCAGTACAACTCTCATTTTTATTTTGGAGAGAGACGCCGGGACAACTTCGACACCTTCATCAGGAAGATCGTCCGAGACACCCTGACCCTGGACGCCGTCTGCTTTGAAGTCCAGCGAAATCAACGCGGCTTGCCCCATGCCATCTGGCCGGTGGACCCCAGCACGATTAAATACGCCGCTGAGAAATACAAATGGGACCCGCGCACGGGCGCACCCATGCCGGACCACACCGAATACACGGATGGTCTCCCGGTTCGCTACGTCCAGGAGCTTTACTCTGGCCAGCGCGTAGCCCTGTTCAATGAAAAGGACCTCTGCTATGCCGTGAGAAACCCCCGCACGGACATAGACATCGGGGGTTATGGTCTCAGCGAGCTTGAGATTCTAATGGAGACCGTGACCCAGGTTCTTTTCACGGAGCAATACAACGCCAAGTATTTTACCCAGAACGCGCTACCCCAGGGCGTCCTCAATATCGCCGGGAAATACACCCCGGAAGCCCTTGAAGCCTTTAAGCGTCAATGGATCGCCCAGGTGTCCGGCGTGGCCAACTCCTGGAAAATCCCGATCATGGCCATCGACGAGGCACAGGGCGGAGTCAGCTTCACTCCCTTCAAGGAGTCCAACCGGAACATGCAATACAACCTCTGGTTGGAATATCTGATACAGACCGTGTGTTCGGTGTTTACGATAGACCCGTCAGAGATCGGGTTTATGATAAAGGGCGCTGGCGGCGGTCCTATGGTGGAACATTCCGGTGCTGTTCGCCTCGACTTCTCGAAGGACAAAGGACTGCGCCCGCTGTTAAAGTTTCTGGCCCATATCTTTAACGAGTATGTCGTCAAGGAAATCTACCCCGATCTATTCTTTGAGTGGGTTGGGATCGACGCGATGTCAGAGCGCGACAAGGTTGAGCTTCTAGGCAAGAAGCTCCAGAACGGAGTCCTCACAGTAAACGAGGCCCGTGCGCTCGAAGACCTGGAGCCGATTCGGGCAAACTGGGCGAATGCCCCGGCATCGGCCACTCTCGCTCAGGTCTATATGGCCGACTTGAACTACCAGCGCGAGCAGGAGAAGGCCGACCAGGCCGCAGAACAGCAGATGTCTGGCCTAGGAGGCCAGCCAGAGATGCCTCCCGGTCAAGGAGGTGGCCAGCCTCCCGAACAGGGCGGACAGCCTCCGATGTTGCCGGGTGGAGGGAAAGACGCTCCCAAGGAGTTGCGCGAGCCGACGCCCGGGCAGAATGGAGTCGAGATGCCCCTGCCTACCGTGGCCAAAAAAGAGACCACCAATGGTGGTTTTCAAGAGGCCCGCGAGAACGAAAAAAAGATGGGTGCGCGGAAGCGCGAACGCGACCACATCGGGATGAATGTGACCAAGTCGCAAGATGGAGAAGAAGTAGTGGAGTTCATCATACAATGAGTTTACCCGGAAGCGGGGGGAAGTTGGCGGGTTGGGGTTGGACACCTTCGCTTCCGGCCCTTTGAATTATGAAAATCAAATTCCGAATTGACAATGGGATCACCAAGCAGGAGCTTTTGGAGCGCCTGCCCGCACTCATTAAGGCCGCCACAGAGAGCCTTCTTGAGAAAGGAGTGAAGCTCGGCGAACAGATCGAGAATGGAATTTGGAAATCTCATCCCGTTAGGGCGATAGCCGCCTCCGAGGATGAGATTTATGACCAAGGCCACGAAGCCCTTAGCGGCATCTATTCCTGGCTACTTCGTAGTCTCAAGATTGAGACGAATCTCACCAAGGGCTTGCTCGACAAGGAGAAGTATCGGGATCAGGTCCTTGAGGGGCATGGGATCGAACTGGGAAGCACCGTCACATTCGACCAAGCCAAAGAGATCGACGAGGTTCTCAGTCTTATTCCCAAGGAAGTTCTTGAGGCGGGAGTCCGCCTGGTGTCTGTCGATGGGCGCTTCGGTGCCTCCCGGGCGAAGTATCCTAATCATGGGCGCTACTACGACGAAAGCAAAAAGGTTGTCCTGAACCCAAATATCTTCGGGGACAACACGATCTATAAGGACGGAAAGGGGAAACCAGTTAACAAGATCACCCAAACTCTTTTGCATGAGGTCGGACATTCTATTGATGACCGAAACGATCTCTCTGGAAAAAAAGAGTGGCTCGAAATATCTGAATGGAAGTTCATCGGCCTCGACGGAGAACCCGCCGAAGGCCATGACCGCCTAATCCTAAAAGACAAGAATGAGACGACTCTAAAGTCTCGCTGGGCGTACAAGAAAGGCACCTGCTTCCCCAGGTGGTATGGGGCCCGTAACCCTAAAGAAGATTTCTGCGAATCATTTGCCTTTGCCATGCTGGGAGCGAAACAATATTTCGTTGGTGAGACTGGAAAAAAGAAATGGGATTTCGTTCATCAGATCATCGATAAATTCCAAAAGTCAGAGAGCCCAAACTCCGGCCTGGAAGCGCGAGATGATTCTGAGATTCTAAAATCTCAAGTCTTCGAGAGCTATTGCGACACGCGCCTGCCCAGCCTCTCTGATCTGGATGAGCTTGATGCTATTCAGAAGGCTCTCGATGAGTTCTTGACAGAACCATGCGAAGACATTTGCCTGGAAAAGGCCGAGCCCAATAACCCAACAGCAGGCGCTCATTTGGGAAATCTGGGACCCAATCCGCTAAAGGGGCAGATGAAGCCTGGGCACAAATACCTATATCGTGAGTCCATGCCCGACGGGAGCTTCAAATATTACTACGAGATGCCCAGCGGTCACCATTATTTTTCTCATGAGGCCCTGCATGAGGAGGGCAGACACCATCCTGAGATAAAAAGTGATACTGAGTGGGCGCGGCGCAGGCAGAGCATGACTGCCCCCGAGCAAATGCAGGAGGCCAAGCGCGGGCAAGGAATCGAGACCCATCATTTCGACATCCCGGAAAGGCCGAAGATAATCGATGACATCAAGCCTGGTCCAGATGCCTTCAACCCCAATGCGGCTCCCAAGCCCGTGGCCGAAGGACAGCCGGAGGAGAAGGAATCTCCCGAGGGGAAGCCAGACTGGAGACATGGTAAGCCCAAGCGCGAGGAGAGGATTTTCGCTCTGTCCGAGAATGACGCGAAAGACAATGAGTCGGCTCTCAAGACGTGGGCCGTCGAGAAAATTTATGAAGGCTGGGGAGAGGGTGGAATCCAGGTGAAATACAGGGCCAAGCTGAAAAATGATGGTGATGCCCTGGTGAAGCCGAAGTCGAGCGCCTTGCAGTTTGGGCGCAATCAGGTTCGCCATGAGATTGACGAGCATACCACCATCTACCGAGAAGTATGTGCCTATGCCATCGACAAGATTTTGAAATGGAATCTCGTTCCCCCCACCGCTCTCCGCGAACTCAAGGGACAAGGAAGCAGGATTATCGAGGAAGCGATAAAAAAAGACAAGGGCGGAGACAACCCGGTCTATAAAGCATTCAGCACCAAGGACATGAACGAGGCCAGCCTGCAAGCCTTCGCTCAGGGAGCCATCCAATTTAGCAAGATAGAAGGGAAAGAGCATCTCAAGGAAATCGCCCAAGAAGAAATAATGAGGTTCTTTATATTCGACATGATTATCAACCATCAGGATCGGCACCAAAATAATTTGATGGTTGTTCGTGATCCCGATTCTCGATATGGGAAACCTTGGAGATTTCTTCTCGTCGATAATGGGTATTCTTTCGGAGACGGGGCACTCGAAAATCAACGATGCTATGATGAATTTGGACACATGGCCACGGGGAAGGTTATAGACAAGAAAACCCTCCGAGACCTACGCAAGCTGAGAGATGATATTCGAGACAAGAGACGCCGCAGGAAGGTAATCGATCATGAACTTCGGCAAAACATTTCCGAGGACCAAATCCAGCGGGTTGCAGATCGGATCGACTGGCTCCTGGGTGATAGCCACCGAGACAAGCTGGGAAGGGTAACTCTTGCCTCCTGGTACGACATGAACAGGTGGGAGAAGAAGAACAGGCCGTCGAAATATAGTGCCCCTCCCGAGGCCGAAATGAACCCATTTGACATAACGGGGAAGACGGCTATCGTCGGGAAAGAGGCCGGTGCGCCCGCGATGTTCAAGGATATCGGTGCCGTAAACGACTTCTTACATCCTCTCCTGGAGCATCTGGTCCCCAGGCAAAAGAAATATTTAGACGAAGCTCTTGGATACTGGAAGGCTGGAGATAAGTTCAATGCGGCATATCAGCTAAGAGAATTCGTCCGAGTTTGCCCGAAGCGCTTAGTGAACCAGCTTTTCGGAAAACAGCTTTTTGCCAGGCGCATGGGATTCGATAAGAGTAAACTGCGAGACATAAAGGCTCGGGTCGAAAACCATCTCCAGAGAGATTTTGTTTCTGAGTTCCACGACAACCTGAAAGCCAGGGGCCCGGAATACGTCAACAAACTCCAGCGCGGAGAGCTTGACGAGCAAGCGATCAAGAATATCGTTGGTCCCAACGACTTCGAGAAGTTGCAGGGTCGATGGGCTCTCCCGAAGCATCTCTTGGGAATCAATAAGAACAAGACGGAAAGGATATTTGACGACCCGGCGCATTTTGGATGGGGAGAGGCCCCTCCGGTAGCAGAAAAATCTCAGGGCGAGCCTGATCTGATCGTGAACTTATAGAGGAATAATGCCAGCCAGATACGACCATGTGATTTTCAAAAGCTACTCAGAAACAAGCGATGAGTTTGAGGATGCTTGCACGGTTTACCTTGTCAACGGTAAATTGATCTATGAGGGGCCCGATGCCGATGACATCAAAAAGGCCATCGAAGACAATGACATGCTCAAGCCGTATCTGAAAGCTGGAGGGTACGCTCTCCTGGCGCAGATGCCGCAAGCTTTCACGGGATCATATTTTTATTGTACCGACGTTAAGGAAGCCACGGTCATATGAAGCCATATTCCCTCGACCACAAGGTCCCGCTATTCCAGGACCTAAACGAGGTGGACAAGAAGACGAACGAGGAAATGAAGCGGGTTAATTTCAAGGACTGGGCCATAAAGCTTCTTACCATCGGCGCTCTATGGGCCCTCTATGAGCGTCTCGGGAAGCCTGTCTCAAAACTCTCCGACATGATCCCTGCCAAGGTGAACTCAGATCATGTCATGGGTCATCGTCACCCCGGAGGTTCTTTGGGAGCGGTGGAGAACATAAACGACATCCTCCCCTATAATGCGATGTCGAAGAACATGCTCAAATTTGCCTTTACGCGGTCGGCTGAGAATCTCCAAAAGATCAGCGACCAGGCACGGACATCCATTCGGCTGTTAATCGCCCAGGCTAAATTGGAAGGGATGTCCTCAAAGGACCTAGCCGAGCGCCTGAGAAAAACTTTCAAGAACCTGGATCGGGACTGGCGACGTGTGGCCGTGACCGAGAGCGCCAGCATCGTCATGAATGGCTACATCATGTCTCAGGGCGAGGGCCAGAAAGTTGTTGGACAGAGCCGACCGGACTGTTGCCCCTGGTGCAAGAGCATGATTCAGGGAAAGATTTTCACCGTAACGCATGAGCCGCCTCAGAACGCGAGCGATCCGAAATGGGATGACTTCATTTGGTCAGGAAAGAGCAATATCATGAGGACGCGCCATGCGAAGGCGGCCAATGGCGTCATTCGGGTATCAGGGGAACTCTGGAAGCCCTGCATACCACTTCACCCGCATTGCCGATGCACATGGGTTGCTTACAACCCAAGGTTCCATGAGATTGGCCCGGGCGGTACGCTTCGGGTCAAGGGGTCATAACATGGGCGTCATCCGAAACCCGCAGAAACAATTTTTCATCCAGCAGGAGCGCATGATCGAGGAAAATCCACATCAGGTCTATGTGATTCAGGATAAGCGGGCCCTGCGTGACATGGCGCGTGAGTTGGGGGTCGAGTTTGACGTGGGCGACAAGGAGGAAGTTCGCGGAGGCATGTCTCGCGGAAAGACTCTTAAGGACATAGCCAAGAAGCATCAAGTTTCGATGGAGCATCTCTCCAAACAATTGGTTATGGGGATGAAGGTCGAGATGGAGCATACCAGCGACATTGGCCTTGCTCGCAAGATCGCCAAAGACCATCTCGTCGAGGACCCGAATTATTACACGAAGCTCAGGAAAATGGAGAAGCCTGCTCTCAAGGACTTGGTCCGGTCTCAAGAGCCCGCGCTCTATATTGATCTCGAAAAAGGAAAGAAGGGTGAGGAGGTTTATCCTCACGAATACCGAGAGCGCCACCTGAGCCCGGGTGGGAACTGGGTTTATATCTACGAGGAGCCAGAGGAAAAGAAAACCGGGTTCCCTGAGAAACCAGTTCCACAGGCCAAGCCCCCCGAGGAACATGCTGGGAAGAAGCGGGGAGAGATGCGTCAGGAACTTAAAGAAAGCCCGTCGTGGCTTCGAGATTACGCCATGTCGGGGCTGGCTATCCCGGCCTCTACCCAGAAGGCAATGCAATTGGCGTCTGAGGCTATGGGAGGCAGGAAGGCTTTTCAAGAGAGAGTTGATATTATCGCCTCACGCAACCAGCACATTACGTCTGAAAAGGACAAGGCATTTTTGGTTGAGGCGGTCTCCCGAGATATCCTCCAGCGAAAGAAGTTTGAGTCGGGCAAAAACTCTGCCACACCGGATGAGTTGGCCAAGAGACCTGGAGGGTATTCCCCGGACAATCCAGCGTTCATGCAGGTCTGGCAACTTTCTCCGCAGGAATTTGAGACACGCCGATCCGTGGACAGGAAACTTGAGAAGGTCGATCATAAGCAAGAGGTTTCCCGTGCCATCGAGCGCGGAGAGCATGTTCCCTGGGGCGCGGTTAAGCCATACCAGGACCTTGCCGATAAATACACGGAGAAGCGCGAGAAGCCTAAGCTTGCACCCGCCACCGAGGAGTATGTCCAGAAATACCGGAAGTGGACAGGAAGCGTCCCTAAGAAGTTTGAAGCCTGGGTGAGTCCCCGGGTTAAAAAAGAGGGAGACTCTTACCTTCTCCGAAAGAAGGCATCCGGCTACAACATCGATTCCTACGAAGTCGCCGACGAGGGAATCTACTCTCACATGATGACCGCCGACGAGAAGATTATCTCCTATCACATGTACGCTCAGAGCGTCGATCACGGAGAGGAGCTTTTGGCTGTCATGCACGAACAGGGTCTCAGCCCGGAATACACCGTCGTCAAACGTGCCAGCGCGGTATTTTGGGATGACAACTGGGGCCCCCTAGACAAAGAGCAAACCTTCCGCGAGGTCGATACCCCGGAAGGAAAAAAGAAGATCGCCTACTCGTCGGACTATATCCTGGCATTCCGTCCCCAAACAGAGGCGGAGGGTGAGGCGATAACAAAATTGATCCAGGACCGGACGAACACGACCCATAACCCCAGCAAGGCTCTCCCTCATTCCTATTATGTTCCCGATGTGAGGTCCAGCAAAAAGGTTGACGCATTCGACCGGGCGTTTCTCAACGTCAAGAGGATGGGCCGCCAGGAGCTTTGCATCTTAACCAAGAACGATTGGATTCGTTCCGGCAAGTACGCCGCCGCGTCCAGCCCGCTTGAGGCTAGGCTTGGGGGGCGCGAGGAAGTCGGGGACTACGATCCCGATTTCCGTCGGGAATACACCTGGATTGACCGGAAGCAGAGCCCCGAGAAGGCGAGTGAAAAGCCCACGCTCGCGGACGTGGTGAAATCATTAGAGAGCGAGAAGCTCTCGAAGGAGATTCTCTTTGTCAAACTCTGAGACGGCTCAGAACGGGAACGGCTCCGTGGCATTGCTCCGCTGTCCCACATGCAATTGCAAGATCGTGGTCCAGCGCACATCTGGTGAAATCGTTGTGCTTCAAAGGGCAATCGTCATTCGTGGCGGGCGCGTGTTCGGTTCGTGTCCGCAATGCAAGACCGAGGTTCTCGTCGAGGCGATGAGCTATAAATCTCATCATCTCATCGTGTCGAATCGAGAATCTCAAGACGAGTCTCAAGACCTCAGAAAAGACTTGACAATCTCTGGCGCACCTGTTAAAATTGGGTCGTGAAGTAAAATTGTCTTAAGATGTCTTGAGACGTTTTCAGCCAAAGGGTTGTAGGGCTCGATTTCGGGAGCCGAAGAACTGGGCTACGGTGAAAATCACCGAGCCCATTTTTATTTCAAGGAGGATCACAAATGCCTGAACTGATCGACCGTACCGACTCTCTGGGAAAAATCCCCGTGCCCGGCATCGCCCACAGCACCCTCTTGCAGGCCGACCCCGTGTGGGGCCAGTTGGCTGGAGAGATTGCCAAGCTCCAGACCCTTGTGATCGAACTCAAGACCCAGCACAACGCCCTGGCCGTAGCGGCCAGCCAGGCGTCGCTGGTCTGTGTCTCCCCTGTCCCGAACATATAGTTCCGGGTCAGGTTCCAGCATGCTGGACTCTGTATAAAAGGAGGCCGGGAACATGAGCAAGCGAACGACGCTTAGGAGCAAGGGCGGCAAAAAGCTGTATGCCGTGAGGGACTCGAAGGGCAAGTTTAAGGACATCCAGTCCTACAAGAAGTGTTCTCAACTCGACCAGAAGCACAAGAGCAAGGCCGAGCTAAAGAACGATTCTCGACGGAAGGGGAGATAATCCAGCATGCTGGACACGTTTGGGTTCTGGGTCCCCATTGAAAAGGGTGGGGTAAAGGAGTCCGAGAACGGCGAGCGCCTGATCTACGGCGTAGCCTCCACGGAAGACCTGGACCTGGACAATGAGATTGTCTCAGCATCCGGTCTCAGAAAAAGCCTGGATTATTTCCTAAAGCATGGCCGGATCGACTACGACCATAAATCCAAGGACGAGCCCAAATATATCATCGGGGAGCCCATCGAGGGCCGGTTTGACCACGACAACCGGATGCACCTCAAGGGGAAGCTCTACAAGGGCCTGGAAATCGCCGACCAATGTTGGGCCCTCATGAAGGCCGGGACGACCCGGATGGGCTGGTCTATTGGGGGGAAGATCGTAAAGAAGGCTATGCAGTTCGATAAGAGCCTCCAGCGCTTCGTCCCCAGGGTGGTTGAGGCCATCATCAACCACGTCGCGCTCACTCCCCACCCAAAGAATCTCAGCACCTTCGCCACGGCCAACGCCTACGGTTCCTTTATGAAGTCTCTGGCGTCTGGAGAGTCTCTTGGTCAGGTCGTGAATCTCGGGGGCAAGGACTTCATCATTGCCAGCCGGGAAGATTTTGAGAAAGCAATCAGCACCGGCTCCGGTGGTCCTGCGGGCGGGACAACTGCCGTGGGCTCGAACCCAGTAATCCCCCAGCACTTAGAGAGCGACGTTAGGGTGTTTCGGAAGTTTGTCTCCTCGAAGCACTTTACGGGAGATGCGAACGCGGCCAAACAATGGTTCAAAAGCCAGGGACTCAGCGATGATCGCGCTGATGCTCTAGCCGCCTACATTGGAAAAAACCACAAACGCATCCTCGGAATCCATCGATAAGAGAGGGTAAAAAAATGGCTGATAAGAAAGAGGAAGTTAAGTCCGAACTGGAGAAGGCGCTCGACGAGAGCCTGGCGACCCTCCAGAAGGCGGCGTCTGGCGATGTGGAAACGATTTCCAAGTCCGCCAAGAAGGATGAGGATGAGGACGCCAAGGGCGACAAGAAGCTCCCCCCGTTCATGAAAAAGGACGAGGACAAGAAGGACGAGGACAAGAAGGAAGACGAGGACGTGAAGGGCAAGAAAGACGAGGAAGAAATCCACGGGGCCGACAGCGACCTCGACAAAAAGGATTCCAAGGGCGATAAGAAGGACGACGAGGACGAGGACGCCAAGGGCAAGAAAGACGAGGAAGTGGATGAGGAAGACGAGGACAAGAAAAAGGTGGGCTATCGCAAGTCCGTCGAAGACACCCTCGCCAAGTCCGAGACCGTCTCGAACGCCATCGAGGTCTCCAAGTTCCTGCGCGATCTGGTCAAGAGCCAGTCCGAGGTCCTCGGCGATGTCGTCTATCGCATGAGGCGTCTGGAGAAGTCCAACGCCGCCCTGGGCGAAGCCCTGGCCAAGAGCCAGTCCGCCCAGAACGACATGCTCAAGAGCATGAACGAGCAGGTCGAGTCTTTCGGTGCCGCACCCCGCCCTCGCAAGGCGATTTCTGGACCGGCTGAGACCATCGCAAAGTCGTTTCGCAACGATGCGCCCAAGGCTGGCGATGCAAACGAACTCAGCAAGTCGGAGATTTCCTCGAAGCTCGCGGACCTGGAAATGGGGAGCAAGGTTCCCTATGGAACGACCGCCCGCTACGAGACGACCGGCGAGATGAGCAAGTCTGTCGAAAAGCTGGTCATTGGTGAGACCAAGGAGTAGTCGGACCAGCGTAACCTAAATCGGAAACAAGGAGAGCCCAAAAAATGCAAAACATGGTAAGCCTGGCCGACTACGAGGGACTCCAGGGTTTCGGCGGAGGGGACCTAGGGTCCGCCGCCACTCTGGATGAACTCAACAAGGCCATCAGCGCCGGATACGACGTTTCGTCTCAAACGGGTGGAGGAGCCCTTCGCCCGCAGAGCCTCGAATCAACCCTCAAGGTTCTGACGTACCTCGACCAGCATGTGAAGCTTTGGAAAAAGCTGGCGAAACTACCCGCGTATTCCACCGTCGAGGAATACAACGAGTTGAACGACTACGGTGCGGATTCCGGTGCCTTCTTCCAAGAAGGCGGTCTGCCCCGCGAGGAGGACACCTCGTACACCCGCCGAACCGCGCTCATCAAGTTCATCGGAAACACCCGCGTCGTCACGCACCCGATGACCTTGGTTCGTTCCGCGCACGGCGATGTCATGGCTCTGGAGGCCCGGAACGGGACCCTCTGGATCATGCGAGCCGTCGAAAAGGGTCTGTTCTATGGCAATAGCTATTGGAACGCCCTGGAGTGGGATGGATTCCGCGCCCAACTCCTCAGCACCGCTGGCGGCAACGTCATCGATGCCCAGGGAATGCCTCTCAATGAGAGCGTCCTGGAAACCGGCGCTCAGACCGTGGCCTCGAATTTCGGCATGGTCACCGACGTGTTCCTCAGCGTCGCGGCGATGGCGAACATCGCAAAGACGTTCTTCCCCCGCGAGCGGGTCAACCTGCCCGCGCCGGAAAAGGGTGTGGTCGGAGTTCCGATCACGCACTTCTCGTCCCAGAACGGCGTACTCCAGTTCAACCCGGATGTCTTCATCAAGGAAGGCGGCCCGGTGCTTTCGGCTGGACAGATCGGCGCTCCGGCGACGAGTGGACTCGGAATCGTAGCAGGTTCCGCGACGGGATCGGGGACCTCGCTCAAAAGCGGGACCTATGGCTACTCGGTCTCAGCAGTCAACCAGAATGGCGAGTCTCTCGCCATTGCGGACGGCGGATCGGACATCACCACCGGCGGAGACGGGAAGTATATCCCGTTGACCATCACCCTGCCGACGGCCACCCCGACCATTGACCAGCCTGCGGCGGCGTCTTTCCGTATCTATCGGAGAACCGCCAGCGGGACGAAGCTGTATCTGCGGACTGTCGTCCCCGCAGATGACGCGGGTTACACCGTCGGGAACGCCACGTTCGTCGTTAGGGACTTGGGCGCGGATATCGAAGGCACGTCGGAAGCCTTCATGTTCGACATGAACCCGACGCAGGTCATGGCGTTTAAGCAGTTGGCTCCCCTCATGAAGTTGCCCTTGGCGACGATCTCCGCCGCCATTCGCTTCATGATCTTGCTGTACGGGGTTCCGATCCTGTACGCCAAGCGGAAAGGCTTGCTGGTGAAAAACATCGGCTCGTCCGCGTCTCCCCTCAACCTGCCCTCTTAAGGGGTAGGCAGGGCAGTCGGTCTCGAATAGGGGAGGCGGCTGGGTTAATAGCCCGGTCGCCTCCCCACGGGACCACAAAGGGATTACTGCTCAAGGGAGATGGTGAATGCTTCATTTCGCAAAAAGCACGGGTGGGGCGAACCCCATCAATGACGATCAGGGGCAGACCGGCGCAACCATTTTCGGGGACCTAGTCCTCGATGGTACTCCCGGTGGGGCTGGCGACACGGAAGATGTCGCCCTGTTCGTTTTTAACGACGACAACAATTTCAAGTTCAACGCTCCGGTGTTGGGCATGGCCGGTTCTGCTCCGCCCGCGCTCAATACTTGGTTCAGGTTCCTAGATGACGACAACGTGGCGGGCTCCTCACCCACGGAAACTGAGTGGACCACTTTCGGAGTCCCCGGGAATCTTACGATGACCCTGGGAGACATCTCTCCGTCTGGCGGTCTCACCCCGGAGAGAAAGTTCTGGCTCAGGATCAACCTCCCGGCTGGGACGCTGACCGCGAATCTCAGCGGTCTCAAACTCAATGTCCAATCCGTTGAGGAGGCGGTGTAATGCCTCCTCCCACAAAGATTCGCGCTGAGAGCCAGATCGGTGGGAAATCCCTCACTCTTGGTGGGTCCGCGTCTTTCGAGGGGAATGCTCCCGGGACATTGACGCTGAACGATAGCGTCCCTGGAGCCAAGGATGCGAGCGTAACTATTAAGGGCGGGTGCGTCATCCAGGGAACCCTTGTGGTCGGTGGCTTACAGGGGACGACATTCGTTTTTACGCAGATGGTGGCTTCAACCACTTGGACGATAAACCATAATCTTGGGAAAAGACCAAGCGTGTCGGTTGTGACGAGTGGAGGAGATGAGGTTATTGGCGACGTGCATTATATCGACGACAACAACTTGATCGTGACCTTCACATTTATGTTTGCCGGTGTCGCTTACCTGAACTAAGAGAGGATTAAAAAAATGCAATTCCTGGTCCCGATTGACCTCGCAAAAAATGAACTTCGCAACGCCGTTATCCATCTCTTAGGATCGCCTCCGTTGTCATACACCGAGGGCCAGGTTTACTACGATACCTCGTCCCATAAGCTCAGGTACAGAGATAACGCGGCTTTCAGGACCGTGCTTGATGACTCGGCCTCAATGGTGACGAGCGTCACGGCGTCTTCTCCTTTGGCGTCAAGCGGTGGAGCCACGCCGGACATATCCCTTACCGGGACAATCTCTGCGACTCGCGGTGGGACCGGAGTTTCCGATCCGACCGTACACGGAATCCTAGTCGCCCAGGGATCAGCCGCGATGAGCGCTATTGTACTCACCGCCGGTCAAATCCTTATCGGGACGACCTCTGGTGATCCTTCTGCGGCGACAATCACGGGGACCACAAAGCGTCTGGGAGTCACCAGCGTGTCCGGGAGCATCACGTTGAACATCGACGCCACCCAATTCCCCCAGGCCGTAACCGGGGATGTGGGCAAGGCTCTCGTTGCCACGGCGGCTGACACAGCGGCATGGGGTTCGGTTGGAGTAGCTGGCGGAGGGACTGGACTTGCCTCGATCACCCTGCATGGCATCATGGTTGGAGAGGGAACGTCGGCGGTGAATCCAATCGTTCTCACGAACGGTCAGCTTCTTATTGGATCGACCGGGAATGATCCGGTCGCGGCTGTAATCACCGGGACCAGCAATCGTCTCGGCGTTTCTGTTGGGGCAGGAAGCATCACCCTAAACGTTGATGCGACCCAGTTCCCCAGCGCGACAGTCGCAAATACTGTCCTAGTTTCATCGGCGGCCAACACGGCTTCATGGACGACTGTTCCGGTGGCCGCTGGAGGAACGGGACGCAATACTCTCACCATCCACGGAGTTCTGGTTGGAAATACCACCGACGGGATAAATGCCACGGCGGCGGGAACGGCTGGACAGGCTTTGGTTTCCGGTGGAGCGAGCGCGGACCCGACGTTCCAGTCTTCCGGCGGAGACATCACCGGGGTCTATTCCAACATGACCGTCAACACGGTCGGCGGAGCCTCGTCAACGAACATCGCCGATGCCGTTACGAAGCGACACTCGCAGAATACTGATACGGGGACAACCTCCTCCTCGTTCCTGATCGATTCCGGTGGGACTGGAGTCAAGCTTGCGGACGAGTCCGGCCTTCTCGCTGTTCGTAATGCCGCTGGGGATACGGACGCAGATGTTCGCGCTCGGGACTTGACCTGCCGAAACCTTAGCGTTACAGGGACCCAAACGATCATTCAATCGAATGTCGTCGATATTGGTGATTCGTTCGTCGAACTCAACGCCTTCATCACTAGTTCCGCGTCAAACTCGGACGGCGGGTTGGAGATTGCGCGTCTCTCCAGCGGGACAACTTCCGTTGAGGATGCCACCAATAATGGAGGTGGGCTAATCAGAATCACCAGCACGGCCCACGGATACCAAACCGGGGACCGCGTCCGAATCTCAGGGGTTACCGGAACGACCGAGGCCAACTCGACCGTCAATAGGCCCTGGTGGTCGATCACCAGGATAGATGCTGATAGCTACGATCTTGTGGGATCGGCATTTGTTAACGCCTGGGTTTCCGGCGGAACCGTTCGTCGGCACATCGATGCGGTGCTGGCCTGGAACAACGGAAGCGGATATTTTGAAAGCCGCGTCGGTGCGTATTCCGGCCAGACCATTCGCAAGTTCGCCAATAAATTCGTGTTGCCCGTCGGAGACACCTCGAACACGTCGTTCAACATCGCTCACAATCTGAACTCGCTCGACGTGATCGTTCAGGTCCGCAAGAACACGGGTTCCTATGACACCGTGAGCGTTGATGTCACTCGCGTTGACGTGAATACCGTGACCGTTACCTTCGCAAGCGCCCCCGCTACGGACGCTTACAACGTGACCGTTATCGGGTAAGAGGTGGGCATACGAGAGATAAAAAGTGGCCCATGAGTTCAAGGTTCCAGTCGGCACACCGAGGCTGACCCAGACCGAAATTGATGCTCTGGCGTCGCCTCAGCGTGGATGGGTCGTGTGCAATACCACGACCGGGAACCTGCAAACTTGGAATGGGTCGTCGTGGTCGGTTGTGCCGGACCTGGCCACGGCGATCCCAGCGGGAAGCGAATTTTTACTGGTCCCGGTAAATAATCCCGGATCAGGAAGGAAATATAGGATACAGATATATGAGGTGCTTAACAATGAAACTGGCCAACTTGACCCGGTCATACAAATCGTTCCTGCCTAGCTTGTTGGCCCTGGGATTTGCCATCCCGGCTTCGGCTCAGAACCGGGCTATTATGGAGGGAGTCCCGGCCTCCGCCGCTACGGTTTATGTCTCCACCACGAACCGCAGGGTAACAATTGCCACGACCAGCTACAACGGGTCCATCCCCAATGTGGCGCTCTATACGACCTCGAACGTGGCTGTCTCAACTGGGGGCAATGCTCCTGGGATCGTTCTCTATGCCTCCGGGACGGTGAATGCCCCGTATCTCTCCGGGACTCATCTTGGGAATGGATCGAATCTCACCGGGATGACCCAGTCTCAAATCTCAGGTCTCACGTCTCGGTTTGATGGTGTCGCTCAGGATACGACGACTATCGGACAGAATTTGGCCAGCACGGCCTCTGCTCTCACCATTGAGATTTCCAGGGCCATCCAGCGTGAGAATGGTATCGGAAATTCCACGGGGACGACTTACTCGGCTCTGAACGCCACGGGCTCCGCCCTAACCTCGGAAATCAATCGGTCTGTTTCCCGTGAGAACGCTATCGCCAACGACACCGGGACCCTGACCGGCTACGTTAATTCTACGGGCTCTGCGCTCACGTCCGAAATCTCCCGGGCGATTTCCCGCGAAAACGTCATCGGAACGGCTACGGGCACCATTCGCTCAGACTTTGCCACGTCCACGGGGACTCTGCTTGGGTACATAAACTCTACTGGTTCAGCCCTTACGTCGGAAACCAACAGGGCTGTTGCCCGAGAAAATGCCATTGGAAATTCTACGGGCACCACCTACTCGGAACTCAATAGCACGGCCTCCGCGTTGACGGTCCTCACGAACAACGTTGCCGTTGGTGTCGGTGTTGGAATCACTACTGGCAATGTGCTTAATGGTACGAACGGCGCGTATCAATTCGTCACGCTGGATTCTTTGGGGAGTATTCCGAGCTTGGACGGCGGAAATCTTTACAACGTCCATTCTGCCCCTGCTGACTCCCTTCTTTTCTATTTTGATAAGACGGATGCTTCCGACATCTCCAACTATAAGGTGCTGTTGACTAGCCCATCTCCCAACGTCGAATCATCTTCGGCGGTCCTTGTCAATGCGAACAATGTGGATTTCTCGCTCGGGTCTTTTGCCACGCAGTCAAATATCCCTGCCGTAACATTCATCCCCGCAGGGGTGTGGGAGCTTGAGTGTTGGAACTCCGCAAGCGTAAACAACTCCTCGGTAATTCGCCTAGACGTTTATATCCGTCATGCCGCAGGGAATGAAGTTCTTTTATTCGCGTCAACCGGGGCAACGATCACGAACGCCACGGTTGGGGTTCAGGAAGTTCTCTTTGTCACCAACACCTCGACGTATATCTTGACCACGGATAGAGTCATTGCGAAGCTGAACGCCCGAAAAACTGGCGGCGCGAACTCTACTGTCACTATGTATTTTGAGGGTACTGCTCACGCGAGCCACCTTCACACTCCTCTTGGCGCGGTGAATGCGGCTGGAACCGCGAACCAAATTGCGAAATTCACTTCCGCTCAGGTCCTTGGAAATTCGAGCATCTCCGACGATGGGACTTCCGTTTCGGTCAATGCGGCTGAAATCGTGACGGGACAAGAAATTGTCCAGGGAAGTTCAACGGTCAACGGCAAAGGGAGATTCGGAGACACCCTGACGGTCATAAATGGGTCCGACGCCATTTACTTCGTGAACAATGCTGTGAGAATTGGGCGTCAAACCGTCTTTGGAACGGACCACTATCTCGGCCTTCATGGCTACACGGGGACCGCGCTATTCTCCGACGGGACCAGTCTCACGAATCCTGACCTAGTGACGGAGGCCGGTGTAACCCGGTTTCGCCCGAATACGCTTTACACCTCCACAATGACCTCGGTGGGGGGCTTGCAACTTCCGAACATTCTCACTATCGGCGGAGCGAATGGAGAGGGAATAAATCTAAATCGTGGCACGGGCTCCAGCTACATAAACTGGCAAGATGGCGCGGGATCAAGTGACTGGGTCGCGTACCGATCCGATTCCACGAATTTCAGGTTCTATTCCGTAACCGATACGGGTCATCGCTGGAACGTCTCAAACGCCTACAACGGCGGTGACGCCTTGACGGTTGACACGGACCATCTCCGGGTTGGAATCAACGACCACGACCCGTCCGAGGCCCTGGGTGTGAACGGGACGGGAAGATTCACCGGGGGAATCGTAGCGGTGACGGGAACATTCAGCGGTGGGTTGACGGCCTCCAGCGGCACCTTCACGGCGACGGGGAACAACCAATATAGCCTCCAAGCATCCTCTGGTATGAGCATGGCGCACGGAGTTTTGAATCTCGGAGACGGTTGTCTCCAGTTCTCCGGGGGAACTCAATGCTTGCCCTTTAGCGCCGGATCGATTGGGGGGAGTGGGACTATCGGACAAATCCCTGTGTTCACAGCCGCCTCCGCGATTGGGGATTCTTATATCAGTCAGACTTCTACGGGCGTTACTGTTTCTACCAATACTAAGGTCAGTGGCATTTTGTCGGTAGAACAGGCTTATTCATCTTCTACTGTGATATATGCCACGGCTGGCAGAAGCGTCTTTACTGTCCCCGTTGGTGTAACAGGAATTTATGTCAAGGCATGGGGCGGTGGTGGTGGTCAGGGTGCTTTCTCCGCGACATACCCTGCTGGAAATGGCGCAGGTGGTCATTTTGCGGCTGGAAGAATCCCTGTTACCCCCGGCGAAATACTTGTGGTATTCTCTGGCGGTGCGGGAGGCCCCGGAATTGGAAAGAGTAGTGGTACTGGCGGTATTGGTTTAAGCACAACTACTGGTGGATGGGGAGGGGATGGAGGTGTGAGTAGCACCACAAACCTTAGTCAGCTTGTTGGCGGGGGCGGTGGTGGAGGAGGTGGTGCGTCTGGTGTTTACCGGGTTGGAATTTCAAGCGTGAGTTTGGTTGTAGCCGCTGGTGGTGGAGGTGGTGGTGGGGGTGGTGATAATGCTGTGAACCCACAAGCTGACGGTTGGAATTCTAACGCCTGTGATGGTTGTCTAGCAACGTCAACTGGCGGTGCCGGGGTGTCTTACTTTGGCCCCAATACCCATCAAGGCGGTGGGGGTGGCGGAAGCGGTGGGTGTACCGCTGGTGGAGCTGGTGGATTACCAGATGGGAACTTTATTACGGCATACGGCGGTGGAAATGGAGATTCGTGCGGCCCCGTTGTCATTCCCTCAGTTGGAATTTCAGCCGCAAATAATTCTGACCCGAGCTATAACTCTTATGGTGTGGGCGGCACCCAAAATTCAAGTAATTATTCCTCAAGCGGTGCGGTCATCATCAGCTATTCTCCGAATATCATCAATGTTACCAACTCATCTAACACCTCGTTTAAGGTTCAAAATA